TGCATTTCCATTAGTTGATTTTAATGGAGAATTAATTCAGTTTTTTGGTTCTAACCCAAGTGGTCATCCACTTACGGTTATTATTAATTCACTTGTAAATTCACTATACATTCGTTACGCTTATTATGTAACCAACCCTCGCAAGGAAATTGCTACATTTAAAAGAAATGTAGCTTTGATTACATATGGTGATGATAATGCGATGGGAGTTTCTGAAGATGCTCCTTTCTTTCATCATACTTCTATCCAAAAGGCTCTTGGTGAAATTGGTATAATTTATACTATGGCTGATAAAGAAGCCGAAAGTATTCCTTATATTAATATTAACGAAGTTTCTTTTTTGAAACGAGTTTGGCGTTACGATTCTGATGTTGGTGCTTATTTATGTCCTTTAGAGCATGAATCTATTGAGAAAATGCTCATGGTTTGGACACGAAGTAAAACTATCACAGAAGAAGAACAAATGTGTGCTGTTGTTAATTCAGCAGTGCGAGAATATTTCTATTATGGAAAAGAAATATTTGAGGAAAAGAGATCTATGTTACAACGTGTGTTATATGATACTGTTGATGATATATGGATCGAACAAAGTACTTTTCCAACCTGGAATGAACTAGTTACACAGTTTTGGGATAATTCCAAACATGTGACATTAGGTCATTTCTAAATAGGTGGCGACTTGCCCGGTGGTTTACTCTACCACCGTGAAACAACTAAGAGTCTTTATGTATAGATACTGTATTTCATAAATTAAACCTATAACACCAAGATGAAATAAGAATGGATACATATCGTAATCCCGCTAGGGCGTCCCCCAAAGTCTCTTTTTAGAGAAGGATTTTTAGCTGGAGTCCAAATGTGTTATTTAGGCCTTTGGGATGCACTGAGTCATGCTCCCAATTGTAAATTGACTTTCTAATAACAATGGAAATTTACCCCAGAGTGTGCGAGACGATGACCTCGCTAAAGAATTAAGGAAAAACGCTAATGCTCGTCATAAATTAAAAAATTATAATAAGAAAGGTATTGCAAAATCTACTTCTGAGATTGCAGACGATTATTATAATCTTGTTGCTTTAGATTATGAAGCAATTATGAAATTCAATAAAAAGAATAAACAGCCTAGTGTTGATAATTTAGAGTTGCAATCTACCGATGTAGTTGAAACTCCAAA